TATGCGGTAAATTCTGGACTGGAATAGGTATTGTGTCTTGAGCTAAATAAGGAACTTCGTACCATTTATTTCCGTCCGAATCTGTTATGCTTAGTATTTCTAATACATTAGTTTCTGGTAAAGTTATCTTATTGTAAGGTTTAGGTGTAGCAAACGTATATTCTCTAGATATAATAGTCCCAGAAACAGCTTTTACTTTTTTTCTAAACAAGTAGTTTTCAACTTCTCCTGTATTATCAATAGAATATACAGATATTTCAGTAGGGTCTAATGAAGAACTATATCTAAAATCAATAGAATCTATAGCCCTAAAAGTTACAGCTTCGTCACTAGAAGCTATCATATTAGCATCTATAGCTAATGCATATTTAAAATCAGGTTTATTATTAGGTCCAGTTCCAGTAGCAGGAACTATTTGATATATATCCAAATCTACAGATGCTCCTGTTATAAGGGCAGGTTTAAAACCTAAAGAATTAGCTATATTATATAAATTAATTTTTTCTTGTACAGTAGATAAAAGAGATTCTCTTAATTGTATATCAGTGTAAAAAGATAGAACATCTCCAACATAAGATGCTAACTCTATAAACATCATACCCGGGGAGGCTTCATTGAAATCATTATAAGTATCTGGAAAATAGTTTTTAGAAAAATCTATAAGAGATTGCCTAAATTCTCCAAAATCTTTATTTACATATTTTACATCCTTGCTAATTAAATTACTTCTTTTACTCATTATTATAGTATTTGAGCTGCCAAATCATTATTGGAATTATATATTATTATGGTTCGATTAGCACCTCTTTCTGTTACGGAAAAATTTATTCTAACATTAACGGAATTTTCTGCTTCAGAATATCCGTAATTTTGATTCCCTCCAATAACAACATCTAGACTTATAAGTACTATATAAGGTAGCCAAAAACCGATATCCTCTTCTAAAGATGTTTCTAAAAAACCTCTATTAAAAGAACTATTTTGCTCAAATACAAAATCTCTTAAGATAGTTCCAAAAGTAGGATGCATATATCTCTCTCCTTTTCTAGTCATTAGTAAATTTATTAAATTACTAATAGCTTGATCTTCTGTTGTATAAGATAATTGAAAAGCTCCAACATCTCTAGCGGGTTTTTTATTATAAGCTTCTAATGGACTTTTAACATAAGTATTTCGATTAAAAGGAAGTAGTATGCCTACTGCTTTATCTAATTTTACATCAGGTGGATATGCCTTATATATTATTCTAGCCATTATTTTATTTTTTCCGCTTTCTTAAGCACAGGAGTATAATTTCTAGAAAGTAGCTTATTCATTAAATTACCTCCTTCCGATGAAGGTAATACTACTTTTCCATCCATATCAATAACAGGTTCATTTAGATAAGAATTTGATACGTTCGTATTTTCTGTGGTAACAGAAGGGCCGTAATCCATTTCAGAACTATTAAAAGGAGAAGTACCTGAAAGTAAGGAATCTAAAGACTTATAAGTTTTTGACTTATCGTTTTCATTTTTATATATAGGGGTTGTAATCTTATTTGAATTTATAGAAGTGCTAAAATTACTATATGATAATTTATTAAATTCATCCCTAATAATAGATCTTACTTCTTTTTTTAGTTCTTGGGATATCTCTTTTATTAAAAATTTTATAAGTGAGTTCTTATCCATGTTTATAATAAATATTTATTTTGTTATCAATTTAAAAAATTAACTTGAACTATTTTACTAAGGTCAACTAATTCATGAGATATATGAGCATAATTATCTTTATATAAATAAATTTCTAATTCTTTTCTTATGCAATCAGAATTAACTAATAATTTTTTCTCTACGAGCATAGAATCTTCTAATATAAATAAATTAGTATTAAGTAATTTGTTTATATCAGTATTGTATTTAAACTTATTCCCTACAATATACCAACCCGGCTTACAGTTTTCTCTTATTATTAATATCAAATAAACTACATCTGAAATAATAGCTTGAGTTCTTTTACTTTTTATTATCGAGACTATTTTATAAAAATGACCATAACATCTTCCATCAGGATATATGTAATTAATTGGTATGCTTATTAAATCTAATTCAGGATTATAGGGGATTCCAGGGTTTCCAGGTCCACCTGGTCCATTAGGCCCTCCAGGCCCTCCAGGTTGTCCTGGCGGATTACCTGCACTTGGTCCTTCCGAAGGTGAAGAATTACCTTCACCTTGTGGTGTTCCGGGTAAATTTGCAGGAGTACCATCTGGTTCTGTAGCATTTCCACCAACTTCGGGAGTAGGATTTGTATTAGTATTACTAGCACCTCCTAGAGTTCCTGGTAGTTTTACATTAATTGAATTTATATAAGAGTCGATAGATAAATCAGGTAAATTACTAGATGGATTACCTATTGAATTAGTTTCAGATTCAGAACCTCCGGGCATATCAGGAGAAGATGTTATAGAGCCTCCCACTTTACCGTCCATTCCGGGTATGCTATTTGTGAAGCCCGTAGGAGCAACTCTTGATAATCCATCAGTACCTAATTTGTAATTTGCAGGTAGTGCAGGAGGTTGTGGAAATCCTTGTGGACATCCTCCTTGCCAAAAAGGACTTATCGTATATCTTTGAAGAGCTAATATGCTAGGAAGCCATTGAGAAACTAAAGAGGGTCCAGCAGCTGTCGCTATTCCAGATATTCCGGCTACATTTTTTAATTGTTCCCATAACCCTTGAACAAAGTCAATAAGATCATCAAAATCAACATCATGTATATCTGTAGTTAATCTTATTTTAGATGCAGATAAATATAATGTTTTTTTAGCAATTAGCATCATATCATCTTTTTTTGCCTGCATAACAATCCTATCCGCATTTGTAGCAGATTGAGCTTTACTAAAACTTGGAATACTAGATAAAGGAGCGGGACAAGCTCTTACAGAAACAAACCTAGATAATGCTTGATCAGAGGTCCAGTAAGTTGTGGAAAAATCATTTGCAGCATCCTCTATCGCATAAGATAATGAATCTTTTATTTGTCTATTTGGTATATCTTTAACTTCGTTTGGTAATGGTTTATTAGGACCTAAAGGTTTATTTGCCACTATCGTTATTGGATTCCCTGCCTTACCGGATTTCCATGTAGGTTGAACAGCATGTTGTGGATGATTTCCAGTTCCAATACCTAATCTAATTGAAGATCCTCCTCTCCCCGTAAAAGTTGTATCTCCTTCAAACGGTTGCATAAAATTAAAAGTGTAAGGCCTAGTAGGAAATGTATTACCGGGTTTTACAAATTCGGGTGCAGGTTTATTATCTTTAATTTTAGACCTATTAGTTACATGAGGGATTTGATTTATTACCGGATCATTCGTGGTATTTATCGGGAGAGGAATATAATACATTACTTTATCCAAATTGGGAGCATCTGTACCATCATATCCAGTTAACTCAAATACAACTACATGCTCTCCTTTTAATGGAATATTTCTAAAATTTGTAAATAAAGGTCTAGCATAATGAGCTCTAACATTACCTATTAATGATTCCGGATGCAATTTTACTTTTACGGATCCTAGTGGAAGAATTCTACCTTTATCGTCTTTTTGATTTTTACCATACGCCTTAAAGGTCTCTATCACTTCCGCCGATACTAAATAGCCCATCTTGTAATTCTTTATCTATGCCTGTAAATTCTTTTAATAAGTCATCATCCCCTTTTTGTAACATCTTTAATTCCGTCAATTCTTTTTGTGTTTCTAGAGATAATTCTTGAAGTAAATGCTCTTTTTCCTCCTCAGTTAAATTAAAATCACCATTAGATATAGACGATGCTCTACTATGCATTCTTTGTACAATAGCTGCCATTTTTATAAGTTGGTCATCATTTTTAACCATAACATCAAAAAATTCTTTAACAACAGGTAAAACAACAACAGCATCATTTATACTTTGTACAACTCCATCTAATCCTTTTAGCGTCTTATCTAATTCTTTCCCTCTTTTCTTTGAGTTACTGTAAATCTCTTTTAATAGATTTGACATGCTAAAATCATCAAATAATTTTATATCATCCATATTATTTTTTCATGTATTTATTAAATTGTAAATCAAAATCATCTTTAAATATTTTTACTATTTTAGTGATTCTATTAGTATTAGTCATAGGGATGTTAGATCGTTCTCTTATTAATACATATAATGCTTTCTTATTAAATGCATATAAAGATTTTCGATGTTTAAAGATGTCTATAATAGAATCTGCAATAGATTTATCTAAATTGTTTTTAAATGTATGTCTAAATTTTTCATATAAATCATCTGTCCATAAATTCATAAAGTCATCTAAAGATTCTTTATAATGTTTAATCACCACCTCATTTATTATATCTCTTTCTTCATCTATCTCCCATAACTCTGCTTCTCCTACTCTATTTTTATAACCTTTTTTATTCTCCATAATAAGATAATTTATGGCAATACGGGTAAAAAAAGAATAGGCTTTAGCTCTTTCTTCATTATATCGATGCATTTTTATAGTCAACATGGAAACTAATTGACAATGTAAATCTTCGTAAGGTAAATCAATGTACATGTATTTACCCATGTTTATTAAATTCTCCGCTAGTTTACAAAATGCAGGATAAATGTTAGTTTCATATATTATATTTTTTTCTTTTTGTGAGTTTGAATTATTATAGTTTACTATAGAATTTTGTACGGTTTCATCAAAATACATTTTTTCTTTAATTTTATAATTTTATATTAAATAAAAAAGTCACCCTAAAAGGTGACTTTTCATGTTGATTATTTTTTTTCCGAAGTGAAAAGTAAATCTAAATCTTCTATTGTCTTACTTAACTCTTTAAAAACTACCCCTACTTCGTCATCTGATTCAAAAGCTCCAATCCTATCTAAGGTTCTCATTGTTGCTAGTGAATCTCTTACTCTTGCTCTTATTGATAATATTACATTAAAATAATTATCATTTTCTTTCTCTAAATCATTTAAGTACTTTTCTGTTTCTTTTAGTAATTTTTCATTTTTAGAGAAATTTATTATGGCTATATATAAAAGTATTACGTTTAATATTATTGATGCTATTAACATGTATTTATTTTTTATGGAGAAATCATTTGTCTTGCTGCGTCTGTGGAAGCCATAATGATTGATCCCAATGTTACTTTTTTAGTTTCTGGGATTTGTAAATATTTGGATGCAGTGTCATCGTATAGCCCCGCCTGAATTTTTATTGATACGTATTCATTGTAAGATAAAGTCACATATTTCTGTAAAAGATATAAAGATTTATCGGAGGCTACTAGAAATTTAGCTCCGTCATTAAATTTATATCCTCTGTTTAGATTTTTTCTATGCCAATCCGAAGTTTCTTCTACAAAGAATGGATCCTCGTCAACTCCACATAAACCAATAGAATTAAATAAAGCAGCAACTGTAAACTCCTCTAAATTAAAATCTAAAGCAATTTCTGTAGACTTATACAATTTGCATAGACCTAACCCAAAATTATAAGTGTTAATTGCAAAATGTAGTAAACCTCCTTCGTAGCAGTAATTGTTGTCCAAAAACATAGAAGCAGGCGAACTTTTTAATGTAGTTTCATAGTCGGTTAATAACTTCAAGAACTTTTCTTTTCTTTCGCCTACTACTCGCAATTCTAATAAATCCGTAAATTCTTTAAACAACTCTTGTGATTTCATAAAAACTTTTTTGGTGTAACAATTTATTTATTATTTTTGTTTATTTTGTGCCATTCTTTTATTTGAGCCGGGGACATATTTCTTAACTCCGATTCAGAGAGTTTTTTTTTACATTTGATTTTGGTTCTCTATAATTTCTACTTTTTGCTTGATTTGTAGGAGGAGGGAGTATAATTTCTTCTTCTTGCTCACCTGAAGAAATATCATAATCCTCATCTATAGGTTCAAAAGTAATATCTTCAACCATTTCTAATTCCTCTTCATTTATACTTGAGCTATTAAAACTACTAATTACTTCCGTTTTTATTTTAGGTTCGTAAATATCAAATGAGTTAGTATCTTCATAAACTTCATTATCTATTTGTAGAGATCCTGCCATAACAGGAATATCAATAAGTTCATTTGTAGATTCTATACTATTATTTTTTACCTTATTCTTACTTCCTGTAGGTCTACCTCTTCTTTTTGGTTTTGGTAAGTCTACAAATTTAGACCATGAAAAAGGACCTTGTAAATTATGTGGATTTGTAGGTACTATTGAACCAATTATAGGCTCTCCAAAATAACTATTATTTTCTACAAAAGAACTAGTAAATTTTACTTTTTCATCAAAGTGTTTAATATACTCTGCATCTTCTGGTGTCAAATCATCTGAATAAAATTCCGCTAAAGGGCTTCTCTTTTTTTGTTTTTCTGGGGTAGGATTTTCTTCAATAGTATTATTATCTTTCTCATTATCTTCTAATATTACTTTTTGAGTATAGTGATAAGCAGTCAAAAGAGCGATAGCTAATGGGTCTGCTAAAAATACGATAACTAATAAAAACCAAAATAGTACTTTATCTAAACTTGTATTAGTTACTTCAGAAAGGTAAATGAGAGGACCTAATTCTACAGCTACATCATTACTTGACTTTATTTCAATAATCTTTGTCTCATAATAAAAGATAGAATCGGAGATATTTGTAATGTCCACATATACTCCATCTCTCCTATTTTCCATTTTTCCAATGTCAGAATTAAGACCCTCAACTTGCTTTAAATAATCTTTTCTGGTAGATGCATTTGATCTTGTTGATGTTCTTCCTCTACTATCTGTATAAACATCTTTAGAATCATTCATCATCCCGGAAGATGTCGTATTTCTTTGTAATCTTGTTTGAGCAATGTCTGAAATTATTTGCTTGTATTCATTTTGTAAGTCATTTTTCTTATCCTCGAAGAATTTCTTTTTCTCTTCAACCAATGCGACTTCTGATTTAGAAGCCATTAATTTATTCTTATTTTCAGTATATGCTTGAGATAGGATACCATAAACTCCAGAAGATGTTACAAAGATGACAAGAATCAAAAAAATTAATCCTCCTACTTTATATCCGAATGTCAATTTATCCCAATATCTATGAAGGAATGATGCGATTACAAGTTTTGATACTTCTATACCGGCTCCTAAAAGAACAATAGCTATTCCTGCTCCGGCGAAAACTTGCGCTAGTCCTTTAACTGAAAAAAAACCTACGACAGATGCAAGAAAAATAGCGCAGGTTAAAAGAAGATATGATATTCTCTTTTGTGTTTTAATGTCTTTGGTCATGTTATTTTTTTTACAAAGGTAGTCAATTTTTTTATATAATCAACTTTTTGCATATTTTTTTTACATGTTTTTTACATGAATGCTATGTAATATAAAGAAAACAATTATGTATATAATTATGTTAAAATTACATGTTTATTGTTTTAACATTTTGTTTTAAAGATATTAATGAGCATTAACATGAATATACATTTATACATGAATGTATGTCAACATATTTTTTTTGACAAAGGTTGAATATTTGAATGAAAGCATATAATTTTAACATTTTATTAACATGTATAGATTTTTGGCAGGGAAAACTTGATAAGACATCCCAGCAAAAAATAAAAAATTTAAAAAAACATGAAAAATACATGTAAAATCTATTTATAATAAACATGTAACAAACATTTATTGATAATTGATTATAAATTAAAACACATTATACATTATGACAACAATGATAAAAGCAATATCAGATTTTGAACATACCGGACATATGGTTTACTTAAAAAAAATATTTCCGGAAGCATTCTTTAAAATCAAAGCATTAACTGTACATTTTAAAGAAAAAGAAACATTAATTCCCATTGGAGGAGATGATGGGGAGATGAAAGCAGAAATTACATTATGCCCCACAATAAAATGTCAATTCTACATCTATGCAAATAAAGATGTTTTCGATAATAAAGGAAATGCTTTAGTTCCTTACATTATAGATTTAGATGTTGATGAAACCAATGATGTAGAAGATTTGTTAGATAAATTAAAACAAATGCTACAGGATGAATTTAAAGAAAAGATTGAATGACACATTGTCTTTTATGTCAGAACATGATAGGGTGATGTTTTTGTATAATAACATCTTGCTAAAGAATCCCGATGACAATTTTGATTTAAATAAGGAAACATTTAACATGCTATTTTCTAATGATTCTACCAATTCTGACATTTTTGGTAATATGTTGCATGATTCAAGAGAAATGAATGACTTTTTTTCATTTTTAGACAATAATGAAAATTTTATAAGTCCCGAGGATGAAAACTTCGATGCTTTTTCTTATTCCGATGAAGAAATGGATAGCATGTTAGATGAATTAGGAGATGAAGAACATTTATTTAATTCGGATGATAGCTTAGAAGTAGAAGTTATTATAAATGATGATATCTTATTGGTGTTTTCTAATACTGAGGAGGATATACATACTTATATCTACAATTATTGTTTTTTAGATGGTTACATATATACTAAAATACCTGATCAAGAAATAGATAAGATAAAAACATTAGACATAGTAACTGGTTATAAGTTTAAGAAAGTATATAAGATTCTTGGGAAATTAGAAAATGATATTTGTTACAATTAATTTAACATAAAATGGCACATATTTTGAAGATTTGATGATATATATTATTAGTTAACTCTTTAAAATAAATAAAATGGCAAATTTTGATGATTTAGGTTACGACGAAGTGGTAGATACTATCTGCGACGTAATTGAACTAGGTAAAAATGTAAAAAACGTATTTGCTGACGGATTCCAATTAATTCCTGATCTTATTGCGTTGACACCTGAATTCTTTAAAGTTCAAGAGATTATTTCTGATGCTCCTATGGCAATCAACCAACTTAAAAACTTGAGTGTTGAAGAAGCTAAAAAAGCACACGCAGAAATCGCAAAGCGCACCGGCGTAGCTCAAGACAAGGTAGTTGACACGGTAACTAAGGGCTTCGGAATTATCGTAGAATTGTATGAAGTATTTGCTTGGAATCAGGCAAAATTCTTCGCAATCAAGCAAAAAGTTCAAGACCTAGTGTAATTGTAAACTATTCGATTTTTCGCCCCGCTAAAAAAATTGGCGGGGCTTTTTAATTAATACAAAATGCAATATTTATAATAAAGGTTAATCATGCTAATTTACAGGCCTACGATTATTTCTGGATCAGGATATTACTCCGGGTCTTTCGATGGAGACGGGTCTAGGTTATATAACATAAGATCCTCCTCTTATGCTCTAACTGCATCTTACGCTCTAAATGGAGGAGGTGGTGGTGGCACAGGAGCTGGCTTTCCTTTTTCCGGAGCAGCAGTAATAACAGGATCTTTGACCGTTTCTGGTTCTTATGTTGACTTTTCCGATGTAGTTTATATAACAGGTTCTAGATTAAGAGTTTCTAAATTAAATGTATTATCTGAATTAACTGCGAGTGGACTTAAATATCCGAAGATAGATGGTATTGCTGGTCAAATTATAGAGACAGATGGAGCTGGTAATTTGTCATTTGGTAATATTGATACTATTGTAGAGAATGTAAAAAACGTATCTGGATATACCTTGTATAAAGGAACGCCTGTACATGCAACGGGTTCCGGAACATCTGGTAATGTTGTTGGAGTTATTGCTGCTAGTGCTTCCGTAGCTTCTACAATGCCTGCAACTTTTATATTAGCTCAAACATTAGCAGCAGGAGCTGAAGGTCTAGGTATAATATCTGGATTAATAACAGGAGTAAATACATCTGCCTTTAAAAATGGAGAAGTTATATATGTTGGAGCTAGAGGGGGATACACTAATGTTGCACCTACTGGTTCAAATCTAGTACAAAATTTAGGTATTGTAACTAAAGTACACCCTACAAATGGCGGAGGTGTTGTTCTTGGTGCGGGTAGAGCAAATGCAACTCCTAATTTATTAAACGGTCAAATTTTTTACGGAGTAGGAAATAAATCTGTAGCTAGACCTTTGAGAGATGTTATATCAGGAAGTGCTTTTGTTTTCTCCGGATCTTTTAAGGGAGATGGTAGTGGATTGACAAATGTTTCAGGAGAAAAAGGGCAGAAAGGAGAGGCGGTAGCGTATATTTATACATCTTCTTTACAGGGAGTTGTAGTTAGTGTAAATCATAATTTAGACCTTGCTTACCCCGTTTACAATATATATGACAATTTAGGTAATGAAACAATACCAAAGTCTTTTTCTATAATAAATAATAACACTGTAGAAATAGATTTCGGAGTTCCTTTTACCGGCTCTCTAACCATATCTTCCGGGGATAAAGGATTAAAAGGAGACAAAGGAAATTTCAAAGGGCAAAAAGGAGAGAAAGGAGATAATAAAGGAAGTAAAGGAAATATAGGACCCAAAGGAAATATTGGACAAAAAGGAGCTACAGGAAATAAAGGACAAAAAGGAGATATAGGACAGAAAGGTTCTGTAGGTTCAACTGGATTAAAAGGTTCTATCGGTGAAAAAGGATATAAGGGAGATTTAGGATATAAAGGGGAGATAGGACTAAAAGGTCAAAAAGGAGAAATAGGAGCTTCTGGAAGTAAGGGAAATGCTAGTACAGTACAAGGACCTAAAGGTATAAAGGGAGATATAGGCCCTTCTGGTAGTAAAGGTAATGCTAGCTCTATCCCAGGACCTTTGGGACCAAAAGGACAAAAAGGTGAACTTGGTTATAAAGGAAGTAAAGGTAATGCTAGCTCAGTCCAAGGACCTTCGGGAAGTAAAGGCAATAAAGGAGATAATGGTTCTCTATTTACGAGTCCGTTATCTGGTTCTTTAGTTACTCTTAATCATGGATTAAACAATAAGTACCCAGTATTTGTAGTTTATGATATTACAGGTTCCGCAATATTCCCCAACTCTTTTGTTTCTGTAAATTCTAATACATCCCAAGTTTCTTTTGTTGATACTTTTTCCGGCTCTATCAGTATAATGTCAGGAGGACAAAAAGGAGTAAAAGGAGAAAAAGGAGAATTTAAAGGAGAAAAAGGAACAAAAGGACAAAAAGGATTAAAAGGTGAAGGTACTTTATATACAACTTCTATTAGTGGGTCTATAGTAACTATAAATCACAATACAGGACATTTATATCCTATATTTTCTGCTTATAATAAAAATAAAATAGCTGTTCAACCAAAAACCGTACTTGTTATTGATTCAAATACGTTACAAGTTGATTTTGGAACTTCTTTTAGCGGGTCTATTTCCGTCGGAAGCGGAGGATTAAATGGATTAAATGGATTAAAAGGAGAGAAAGGAAATTTCAAAGGAGAGAAGGGAACAAAAGGACAAAAAGGAAACAACGGTCTTTTTCCTTTTTCTGGAGCAGCTTCTATAACCGGGTCTTTAAGCGTAACTAATTCTAGTTCATTTTCTCATGTACTTCCTAAACAAAATAATTTATATGATTTAGGAAGCTCAAGTAATAGATGGAGAGATTTGTACTTAACAAGTGCCTCGATATATTTAGGCAGAACAAAAATAACATCTGGCCCAAATGGTAAGATATCTTTTGTAGATTCTCAGAATCCAAATCAAAAAATAACAGGAAATTATACAGGATCTTTCTCCGGTAGTTTTAACATATCAGGAATAAGACAAGGATCAAATGAAAATAAAGTTTTACTTTTAGATAGCAATAATAACATTATATATAGAAATAATTTAGCTCTCACGGGATCTAAAGGAAATAAAGGAGATATGGGCCCATCGGGTTCAAATGCAGGAATTCAAACTTATACAAATCCATCTAATAATAGAGTTATAACATCAGTTTCATCAACAGAAATAAATGCTGAATCAAATTTAACTTTTGATGGCTCTATTTTGTCTGTAAATTCTAATTCAGCAATAAAATTACCTTCTGGAACAACTAATCAAAGACCTGTAAGCTCATCAGCTGGTATGATTAGACTAAATTCCACAAACAGTAGTGTGGAATCCTATATCAGTGGATCTTGGCACTCGGTACCATCTTTTCCGGGGCTTAATTCTCAAGTTACTATTATAGGTGGTGGAAGTAGGGGTGGTGTCGGAATTGGTTACTTCTCTATAGGTTCTGGAGGAGGAGGAGGAGGAGGAGGAGAGGTAATAAATTTAGATTATTTGTTGTATCCGGGTAGTTATACAGTTATAGTTGCAGCAGGAGGTGGAAATTCTTCTTTCGGAAATATAATAGCCACCTCAGGAAGTGTTGGAGGAAATGCATCAGTGTATATTGGCGGATCTGGTGGAGCGGGTAGCTTAACAAAATCAACAGGTGGACCCGGAGGTAGCACAAGTGGAGATTTTTATCCATACGATATTTCATTTCCCGGAGTTGGATGCACTGGGCTCTTCTCTGTTTGCACTGGGGATACGAGAGCTGGAGGAGGAGGAGGAGGAGGAGCTAGCACTGCTAATCAACTCAATGGAAACACGATATACTCTGGACCGGGAGCAATAGGTTCTTCTGGCGGTGGTGCGGGAGGAGATGCTTATGTAAATGGAGGCAATGGAGTTGGTAATACAGGAGGAGGAGGAGGAGGAGGAGGTAGTCAAGGAGCTATAGGAGGTAACGGAGGTAGTGGTATAGTTGTTATAAAATACGTGGGAAATCCTAAAGCAACCGGAGGTACTATAAGTACTTCAAACGGTTATACAAAACACACATTTACTATGACGGGAACATTAGTAGTTTATTAAAAAATTATTTTATGGCACATTTCGCACAAATAAATGAAAATAATAAAGTTATAAATATTGTTGTCGTTTCTGATATTGACTTACAAAGTGGTCTTCATTTAGATATAGAAGAATTAGGAGTTCAATACCTTAAGTCTCTTGTAGGAAACGATACAAATTGGGTAAAAACATCCTATAACACTAAAGGCGGCATACATTATAACCCGATAACAAATAAACCAAACGAAAATCAATCAAAAGCGTTTAGAAAAAATTATGCTCAGTACGGATATACTTACGACAATCAAAGAGATGCTTTTATTCCTCCAAAACCATACCCATCTTGGATACTAAATGAATTCTCTTGTTTATGGGAACCTCCTATACCCTATCCTAATGATGGTAATCTGTATGAATGGAATGAAGACACTAAATCATGGGATTTATACACGCCTTAAACATAAAGTAAAATGGATTTATATTTTCCTAACATAATTACAGGTTCCGGGTATTTCTCTGGTTCTTTTATTGGGGATGGCTCTCAATTATCCGGGGTTACGTCATACACGAATACAGATACATTAAACTATATAAATTCTATAGGTGTATTATCCGGTTCTTTACCAGCAAATATAATATCAGGCAGTGGGACTAATTCTTACATTCCAAAATACATAGGATCTAAATACATAGGAAATAGTACAATTCAACAAGTAGGAAATAATGTAAGAGTTACAGGAAGTCTACAGATAACAGGTTCTGTTTTAGCAGAAACCTATTTAGCAAGTAAAATATTCTACAGGAATGCAGTAACAATTAGTTTTAATTACACTATACCATCATCAGAAAATGCTATGAGTGCAGGTGATATTTATATAAAGAGTGGATCTACTGTGACGGAAAATGGTAATTGGTCAATCGTATAATACAAATAGATGAGTTCAAAATTAAAAGTAGATACAATAACAAACCAAAGTGAGAGTCAAACATTGATGTCTAATGGTGTAATAACAGTAGGAAATAATGTATTAGAGGATTTTACATTACTTTGCGATGGAGGTTCTTACGTTGGAAAAAATGGAACATTCACATCTCAAAATGTTACTTCTCAATATTCTATTACATCAACTTATACTGATTTAAATGGTTCTTCCATATCATATTTACCTCCCATCGGCACTACATGTGTCGTGTATTCTTTTCACTATACTCTATATTGGCAAGGTACTAATGCTCATTCTATATCTCACGCTAAATTTTTTATAGATGGAGTTGAAGTAGTGTTCTCAAGATTTTCCCACTCTGCACAATACTTAGAATCTTTGCTTACTTTCACCTGGCCTATTTTTATTGGGGGGATAACAAACAATAATACAGGAAGACAATCTACATGGACAACCCAGAAAACATTAAAATTGCAAATGAGAGAATATGGAGCATCTAATAACATGGATGCACACGGAACTGTCTATTGGGATGGAGGAGGAGGAAATCAATTTCACATGCCATCTATAAGCATAAAAGCAATAAAATGAGTACATTAATTGTAGATAAAATAACATCATTAAATAATAACATAACAATAGATGGAAATCTAAATGTTAGTGGATCAATTAATGTAAATGGAACAAACATCATTACTCCATTAGCTAACGAGATAGTTCAACAAGTATATGTTCAAACTTATAATCCAAATCACATAACTGTTACATCTACATCTGAAGTAGCATTATCCACAACTATTTCAATTACTCCAAAATATTCAAATAGCATTATAAGAGTTGAATTTTATTCTACCATGATGTACGGAGCAGCTAACGCAATAGTAGCAGCATTATACAGGAAAATAGGAGCAGGATCATTTACATCTATAATTGCCATAACTCAAACAAATCCTTTAACTTATTATGGCTGGTTTTATCATACTAGTAGTTGGGGCCCTTATAAAGCTATATATTTTGATTCACCTGCAACAACGCAACAAGTTACTTACGAATTAAGATACCGAAACATATCAACTACAGCAACAAATTATTTAGTTCATGCTACACAATATTATGGTTGGATATTAACAGAAATAAAAGTATAATATGGGAAATACAAGTTTAAATAAAATAGACCCATTATATAATAACACCTTAAATATAAAATCAAATATTAATTTATCTGGTTCGGTATCTTTAAATTCATATAGCTTAAATAAATCATCTCCCGGAGAAATAGTACAAGTAAGATATGTTCAATCTACAAGTCCCACTCATATAGAGACAACAACTACTAATGAAGCCATTCTTGATTTAACCGTTTCTATAACACCAAAATATAAAGACAGTACTATAAAAGTAGAGTTTAATTCCTCGATGATGCACGGAGGAAATTCCGAAGCCATAGTTGTAGCCTTATATAGAAAAATAGGAAAAGATGTCTTTTTTCCTATATTACCTATAAATGGTTCTGGCCCCTTAACTATTTATGGCTGGTTTTATGATTCTAACACATGGAGAAATATGGAAATACCTTATTTTGATATGCCTAATACTACAGAGCAAGTTACTTATCAAATAAGATATAGAAAATGGGGTGGAACAATCGTAAATTATCTAGTACATCAAACAATGTATTATGGGTGGATATTAACTGAAATAAAATCATAGAAATGGGAACACTTAGCGTAAACAAATTACAAGCTCAAGTAGGTAGCAATATAGAATTAACAGGTAACATGGTAGCATCCGGGGCGATAACTGACAGCCATGCTAAAGTTGTTCAATATCTATATGCTATTAGCGGTCCCGCACGTCAAACAATAAGTAGCCTAACCCCTGTTACTATAAGCGGATTATCATTAACGATTACTCCAAAATATTCAAACAGTTTAATTGTTATAGAAGGCGTAATTCTTAGCTCTAATACTCACGTATCTTCGTATGGGGTTTTCAAGGATGGTGTCGCTACTGTGTCTACTACTGGACAGACAAATTCTAACGAGCCCAATATGCAAGTAACTAATTATATAGGAAGTGCTACTACTGATGAACTATGGACAATTCCTATTAGACATCATGAAATATCTTCTACTTTACTTGCTAGAACCTATGATATTAGAGCTACGGCAGGATGGTCCGGAACTGCTTATGCTCTATACATAAATAACAGGTCATCTAATGATATGGCAGGATTTAGTTATATGATTGTAAAAGAGATAAAAATAAGCTAACATGAAATATCAAATAGAACATGCTTTAAAAATATTATCTCCGAATGCTCAATATAGTATAATAGGAGACGATTATGAAAATATATATTGGATTGATGAAAATGAATATAAGCCCTCTATAAATGAAATACAAAATAAAATAGAGGAATTACATGTAGAAGAACCTATGAGATTACTTCGCATTGAAAGGAATAAATTATTGGCAGATGTAGATTGGGAAGTTATAAAATCAATTTCGAGAGGTGAGCAAATAAGCATAGAATTATCCACTTACATGCAGGAGTTAAGAGATTTACCCAATAACTCAAATCCAACATTAGACAATACTTATAATTTAGACATGTCATCTGTAAATTGGCCAATAAAACCTTAATAAATGAAATTTTTATATCCTACTATAATATCGGGTTCTGGTAATTTTAAAGGACATTTTACAGGTTCTTTTTCTGGTGACGGATCTAATTTATTGAATGTCATATCATATACTAATTCCGATACTTTAAGTTATATAAATTCTAGAAATGTTGTATCTGGATCATCTCAAATATCATATCCATCAATATCTAATAGACCTCCATTCATAATATCTGGAAGTGGCATGTATTTTAATGGAAACAATATTGGGATAGGTGTAAAAAATCCATCATCTAAATTTCAAATATCTGGATCTTCGTCATCTTTAGTCAATGTAACAAGAGGTGGTAATTCATATTTTTACATTAGCGGTAGCGGAAATATTGGAGTATCTACAACATCTCCTACTCATAAATTTACTATAAGCGGTTCTTTAAAAACTACAACTATAGCGGATTCATCTAACTCTATAGGTTCTTTAAATCAAGTTCTAACATCTACCGGAAATTCATTATCCTGGATTAATCCACTAATAAAACAAATTCAAATAGGTTCCACCTTAATAGGAACTACTTCTAGCGATATTAATTTTTCTACACCTTTTACTAATACTCCGGTAGTTGTATTGTCATCTGCCGTAGGAGCAGCTATTTCTATAACATCAATAACAACTACTTTTTTTAGGGTAACTAATCCGACATCGGCTCATACAATATACTGGATAGCTGTTACATTAAACTAAGTAAATATAAAATTTAAAAAATGAGAATACTTTTTCCTACTATTTTTTCTGGTTCAGGCTACTTCTCTGGTTCTTTAGAGGGAGACGGGTCTAGGTTATATAATATTGTATCCTCATCTTATGCACTAACCGCATCATACGCTTTAAATAATAACGGAGTTGGATTTCCTTTCATAGGTAATGCTAAAATAACAGGTTCTTTGAGTATTTCCGGTTCTAATGTAGATTTTACCAATGTGAGAGCTATATCCGGTTCTATATTTTCCGGGTCATTTGTAGGAGATGGTAGTGGATTAACAGGTATTACAGTATCTCAAGTCGCAACAGCTAAGTCTAATTTTCATGCAGTATATAGCGCATCTGTATACCATAATTTTAATTCTAGGAATGTAAATGTATCAGTTTACGATAATAACAATAGATTATTTTTCCCTGATTCTATAGTTTTATCTACGCCAAATAGAGTTGACATAACTTTTTCTGGTCCTTCTACTGGATATGCAGTAGTATCTAAAGGCGGACATATAATAGAGCCTGCATCTGGTAGTGGTATAGGCTTCCCCTTTTCTGGGAGTGCTGTTATAACGGGTTCTTTTCTTGTATCCGGCTCTAAAGTAGATTTTACAAAAGTACAAGTAATATCCGGTTCCATATTCTCCGGTTCTTTCGTAGGAGATGGAAGTGGTTTGACAGGACTAACAGTATCTCAAGTAGCCACAGTTCAACATAGTTTTGTATCTACTTATAGTGCTTCTATAAATCACAACTTTAATTCTAGGAATGTAAATGTAGCAGTTTACGATAATAATAATAAACTATTCTTTCCTGATTCGATAACTCTAGCCACTCCGGACAGAGTAGATTTAAGATTTTCGGGTATATCTTCTGGATATGCTGTTGTATCTAAAGGAGGACATTTAGTGACAGGAGTATATCCTATTTCAGGTAGCGGAATCGGTTTCCCCTTCTCTGGTAGTGCAGTTATAACAGGATCTTTATTAGTATCAGGTTCACACGTAGATTTCACTAATGTAAAAGCTATATCAGGTTCTATATTCTCCGGTTCTTTTGTAGGAGATGGAAGTAACCTAACTGGACTAACAATATCTCAAATAGCTACAGTACAACATACTTTTACTTCTGTTTTAAGTGCTTCTATAAATCATAACTTTAATTCTAGGAATGTAAATGTAGCAGTTTACGATACTAATAATAAACTATTCTTTCCCGATTCAATAAGATTAACCACACCAAATATAGTTGATGTAACTTTTTCCGGTTTATCTTCCGGATATGTTGTTATTTCAAAAGGTGGTCATTTAGTAACAGGAGTAGCTATACCTTCCGGTAGTGGGGTAGGATTTCCATTTTCCGGTAGTGCGGTTATAACAGGTTCATTATTTGTATCAGGTTCACACGTAGATTTAACTAATGTAAAAGCTATATCAGGTTCTATCTTCTCGGGATCTTTTGTAGGAGATGGAAGTGGTTTAACGGGTTTAACAATATCTCAAGTAGCTACAGTACAAAGTAATTTTACTTCTGTATTTAGCGCTTCGGTAAATCACAACTTTAATTCTAGGAATGTAAACGTATCAGTTTATGATACTAACAATAAATTGTTTTTCCCGGACTCAATAACTTTAACTACGCCTAATAGAGTAGATATAATATTCTCCGGATTATCTTCTGGGTATGTAGTGGTATCTAAAGGAGGTCACCTCATAGCTCCATCCTCAGGTAGCGGAATCGGTTTCCCCTTCTCTGGTAGTGCGGTTATAACAGGATCTTTACTAGTATCAGGTTCACACGTAGATTTCACTAATGTAAAAGCTATATCAGGTTCTATATTCTCCGGTTCTTTCGTAGGAGACGGAAGTAACCTAACTGGAATTACTGTATCCCAAGCTACTACAGTACAAAGTAATTTTACTTCT